GAACAACGTTCGCACAAGTAGCCCTTTGATTGCAAGAAGGCATCACGGCAAGAACGCCAAGCGTCGCTGTTGTAGAACTGTTCTGCCCACGGCTTCATACTCGCACCTTCCTTTCCCGCGCATAATAAAAGCGCCCTTCCGGATTGCTCCGAAAAGGCGCTATTCGTGCGCTTGCGTCTTGCGTAAGAATTCATCGTAAACAGTATAGCATAGATATATTCCCCTTGCCACCCCTCGATATTGTCGCGATATTGTCATTTATTCGCCCGCCTTGCGCCTGTACGTTGCCGCACTCACCGCCGCCGCGATCCCGAATACGCATACCGCCATATCGTTTACGATCTTGTTCCGCCATCTGCACGCGGTCTTTACGCCCTTCAAAACGCCCGCTTCTTCAAGGTCGAAGGCTAATTCCTCCCACGTGTAGGGCTTGCCGCTCTCGCGCGGCTTGCCTTCGTAATCCTCGCCGAAGTAGTACATACGAACCACCGTGAATTCCTTGCGGTCGCGGTAAAGGTTTATAGCCCTCTCCAGCCGCTCGAAGCCGTACTTCGTTTCCCGATACTGCCGCCTTTTTTCTTCCCGCATTTCCTCGACAATATCGGCTTCGGTTCTCTGCTCATAAAATCCCGTGCTTTTGCTCCCCGCCGCGAAGGTCTTTCGCCCTGCGTGATATTCCACTTCGCAATAGGCTTCTTCATTAGCGACAAGCGCCGCCAGCTTCTTGTAGTTATACAAAAGCGTTTCCATAGCCTTGAAGTAATTGACATACGCGCCCGCCGTGTCTTTGTATGCTTCATACGCACCCGCGCGGGCGGCTTCGTTGATCGCTTCGCGCAACTCTTCGGAAATGCCCGTTTTTTTCTTCGCCATTTTTCAGCCCTCCGTTTTCCGCTGTAAGTAGTCGATAATCACGCTTGCGGCTTCCTGCCAGCCCTTGCAGATTGCCGCCGCGTAACCCTGTTCTAAAAGCCCGTCGATCCAGCGCACCTGTTCTTCGCTGATCCTCCCGCCGCGTTGCCGTTTAAGCTCGATATAAAGCCCGTGATTTCCGCCGCGTGCAACGGGAAGGCAAAGATCCGGAACGCCGGATTTCACGCCCTGCGCCCGAAGGCGTGCCGCCTCGATCTTGTTTCTGCTCCCGCCGTTCGGAACGTGATACAAAAGCGCCAATTCCGGAAAGCGCCCCGATTGAAGCGCCGCCCACTCGAAAAGCGCGATTTGTTCGTCCGCTTCCGTAGGAACAGGAAGGGAAGGCGTGTTATTTTTCCGCATTTTGCTTCGCCTCCCAATCGTTGAAGAAGAAAAACGGCTTCTTCTGCGCCACCGCTTCGCCGAACTCATATTTTGCGCCCCTGCTTTCCGTCCAATCCGGAAGGAAGCATACTTCGGCGCATTCGTTCAGCATTGCGCCCGCCATTCGCATATACGCTTCCCACGTGAAGCCCTCCGAAGGCAGTAACGCCGGATTGACGACAATAAAGCCGCCTTCCTCCAGCTTCTTCTGCGCTTCATAGAATTTTGAGCGGTAGAACGGATCGCCCGTAATCTTCCCCGCAAGGTAAACTGTCTTTTTCTGCATTGTTTTTCCTCCCTTCGTCAAAACAGCGTTGTTTGCGTTGCCTTTTCCTGTTCCTCCAGCAGATCAAACAGGCGGATTTGCGCTTTCTCTTCTTCAAGCCGCCTGTTCGCCGCCTCGAAATATTTTGTATTGATTTCAAAGCCCACGTAATCAAGCCCGCCGATCCGCTGGCAAGCGACAAGGGAACTTGCGCTTCCGGCGTGCGTGTCTAAAATCTTCATACCCTTTCGGGCAAACAGGGATAAAACCCATTCATACAGCTTCACGGGCTTTTGCGTAGGGTGGATCGTCCCTTCGATCTGCAATTCCACGCGGTTAAGCGTGAAAATCCGTGTCGGCGTGTCAAAGCTGGTATATGCAAGCTCACAATCAGACATTGAAAGCCCGCGTTGCCCCTTGTCCCATACAAGCCAGCCTTTATGCGCCTGTTTCAGCATCGGAACAAAGTAATTCCCGCCCCAAATGATTTGTTCACGGGATACCCGTTCAAGCTCTCGGAAATATTCTTCGGTCGGCGGCTTGTTGTCCCAGCCTTCCCGCGAATGCTCCTTCCGGTTATGCTTCGGATTTCTGCAAACGCGCTTCCGCTGTCCGTCAATCCCGATCCCGTAAGGCGGATCGACGATTGCAAGGTCGAAGAACCCGTCCGGAAATTCCTTCATTCCCTGCATACAGTCCAGATTATAAAGCCTGTTCAATTCAAGCGCCGTCGATCGCCTCCTTCCTCTCTTTTTTCTCCCACCCCTCCGCCCCTCCCGCTGGGAGGGGAACAGGCTCAAAGGAATAAACCCCGCGCCCGATCCTTTATGCACATTTCCCCAGCCTTCATTGTGGAAAAGTGCAAGCCGCCTTGATAGATTTTCTTTCCCCGTCGCCGCGCTGTTCCTATCACTCACGCTTCACCCCGTAAAGGTCAAGCGGCTTCGCCGTGCTTCGCAACCTTGACGGGCTGAACCGTTCGTGATCTCTGATAAACAGGCGACGGGGAATAAACGAAAATCTATCTTCAAGGCTTCTTCTGTGATCGAAGCTGTGCTTCGTCGCCAAACGTTACACATTTACAAGGCTTTAGAAATGCTGATCCGAAATCAGCCTTTACCGTCCTTCGCCGCTCGTTTCCGTTTGCACTTCGGCGGCTCTAACACATACTTAAAATAAAGGTATCCATACTTCGTACTTTTCGTTTCTACTAATATATAGCCCTTCGGCGGGCGCGGCGGCTTGCTCTCCGTGTAAACCCTCTTTGCAACGGTCGGCGTTTCCCGATCCGGCTTCCGCGCGTTGCGCGTCTGCTTCCAGCGGTGTCCGCCTTGTTCCTTCGTCCAATGGTCGAAAAGGTAATTTGCAAGCCCTGTGTAATCCTGCCCGTGATCCACGCCGTCGTAATAGTTATGTTCGCGAAGGTGGTTGATCCGGACGATATTTCCGTAAATCCATTGTTTCTTGATTGCTTCTTCCGGCACGCCGTCCGAAAGCATATGCGCGTGAATTCTGTTCGTGTTCTTGCCGCGTCCTAAATAAATGAAGATCACGGCATCGGGGAAGGCGTATTTCAGCCGCCGCACGAATAGATCGCGTATCCGCTTCGCTTCCTTGAAGGTATGTACTTCGTTTTCGTCGTCCAGCGTCAGCGTGCTATATAATGAACGCGGGGAAAAGTTTTCATTTACCAGCCGCGCGTGTTTCCGTCTTGATATTCCGATCTTGTGTTGTTCTCGCTCTTCCTCTGTCTTAAAGCGCGGGCGCGGTTCAGCCTTCTTTATATCGGTAAGCCTGTCCGATACGTTGAAAACCTCCTGTTCGCACACAACGCCCGAAAAAATCCTTCTTTTTACTCTCTGCATACGTCAAGCCGCCTTCCTTTGACAAAAAGCCGCTTTCGTGCTATACTATCTAATGTATTGAATAGCCTTATACGGCAACCCCGAACGGGGAAGAACCGTCCTGTACGCCCATACAGGACGGTTCTTTTTTTATTTATCCATTGTTCAGCCCGTCGCCCTGCACGAACTCTTCGCATTGCGGTTCCTCGCAAGGCTTGAAGCGCATTCCGTTTTCGCAACCTACGCACGGGGAAGGGCGCACCCCGTCCGGCGTGAAGCCCTCGCGGATCTTCTCGCATTCCTCCAGCCGCGCGCATTGATCGCACCAGCACTTCCGGCAATCGCCGATTTCCGTTTTAACGGAACGTTCCCGTTCCTCTTCGGTTTTCCGGATTTCGCGGATCGCGGTTTCCTCCAGCATAACGTCGTAAGCGTCCATACCCGCTTGAAAGCCTCGGATCAGCGCCGCAACCGCGAAGCCCAGCGCCGCGCCCGCTTCTTCAAGCGCTTCTGCGTTCAGCTTAATTTCGCTCATTCCCGCTTCTCCTTTGCATATCTGCGTTGTAGCTGTATCCGGTATTTTTCTTCGTGCCGCGCTTCCCGCAAGTGCGGAAGATCGCGACGATCACGCAATAGATAACCAAAACCGCCGCCGCAATGCAGATAATCCCGCAAAGCAGGAAAAAGGCGTTTTGCATAAATTCAAACATTGTCATTAAGTACAACCTTCTTTCCCTCCATTACGCCAGCTTCTTTTAAGCGCTTGCGTAAATGCTTTTGCTGTGCAAGGATCGAAAGGGCGCGGCGCTCGTTCTGTCTGTACTGCTTCGCTATATCCTTTATATCCTCGCTTTGATAGTATCCAGCGCCGTCCTGCGCGTTAATAATGATCGCGCCCCTGCGCCGTGCCTGTTCGATTTCTTCACGTATCTTCCGATCCGGCAAGCCCGTTGCCGCGCGAAGGTGTGCGCGTGTTACCGCGTTTTCCTTGCCGAACGGAATATAATCTGTAATGCTTGCCGCCCGCATTTCCGTTATTCTCCTTTCTCGAATACCTCTTCCGGTTTGATGTTCCACGCCGCCGCAATATGCTTCATCATATCGACGGCTTCGGCGCGCTTCTTCATATCCCCGTCAAGGTAAGATTTCAAGATTTCCGATTTCAGAACGCAAAGCGGGCGAACGCCGCCGCTCCCGTGGTACGCGTAGCTGTTGTACAGCGCACCGTCGGAATAGACGTAGCGGACGAATGAATTTTTCGGGCTGTCCGGTGTAGCTGTCCACCACCAAGTGTCCGGAAGCTCCGGAATGTTGCCGCGAAGAAGCCTGTATTCGTCGCACGTGATAAGCCCGACGCGGACGCAATCGCCGCCGTAGTCCTTCAAGCCGTCGTCGGCGGTCAAGTCAACGTTGAAATACTCGAACATTGCTTCCGGCGCTCCCGCTCCGATCAGCTTTTGCAGGAATTCGCCGTTCAAGAACTCGCGAATATCGGACGCGGCGAAATCGTTTCGGTTCTTCGTGTCAAAAGCGCCGTTTCCGATACACTCCGAAGCAATGCACTTCACCCAGCTTTCGGCGGTCTGAATGATTGTAAAGGCGATCCCGCCGATCGTGATTTCCTGTTTCGGCATAAAGCCGTGTTTGTTCTCTGTCATATTGAAAAGCCCCTTTCTTTCCTCGGGCGGTTCTCCCGCTCGATCAATGATCCTGTTAATGTACCAAATAGCCTTTTGTAAATCCTCTTCACCGTTCTTGCGCTTCCAACGCCACAAGTATTTGATCGCGTTTGCCGTGCAGAAGGCTTCGATCCCTTCAAGCCCGATTGTCGCCGCCTCCAGCGCGTCGATACACTCGATCCCGCCCGCGTTGTAATGCGCTGGGTGGTTTACCCGCTCCGCCATTGTCAACACTTCTTCCCGCCGTGCCTGTACGGGCGCGTTCTGTTATATTCGTGCTTCTGCGAAATTGCCGCGTCAATGTCAATTCCGGCATATCCGCAATAATCAAGAACGCGGATAATCACGTCGGCAAGCTCGATCGGTATTCCTTCCGGCTTCCCGTTGTTTCCGGCGTAAACCTCCGTAGGCAAGCGCCCGTTGCGGTATTCCTCCAGCGCTTCGGATACCTCCGAATGAATGAGCGCCAGCACTTCGGGGAAGCCGCGTTCTTCGTCCCACCAGCCGTGATCGACGGCGTTTTCGTGAATTTGCTTTGCAACCTCGTTAATTCCCGTCATTATCGTTTTTCCTCTCTTTCCGTTTGTCTTTCGGCTCTCCGCCGTCGTTGTTCGTGTTCCTACAATCGCACGTTTCCCCGTTGTCAAGGTGTGCGCCGCAATGGTCGCATACTTTGTACTTCATTTCTTCGTTACCTCCGTTCTTTGGAATAATCAGACGGCGCAACCCGTCCGCGCATAGCGTCAAACCGTGTTCGCGAAGATAGGCGCGGCGGCGTTCCGCCTCTGCCGCTTCCCAGCCGCAAGTAGGGCATTCGGAAGCGTTGCATTTCTGAACCTTTTTCGGATCAATCCCTAAAAGGCAGATATATTCGTGTTTCTCACTCATTTTTCACCCGCTCCCCGTTATAGATAACTACCATAGAAGGGAAGGGCGCGGGATCGCTGGCGTTCCCTTCGTCGTCTGTAAAGCGAAGCCGCCCGCGAACGAAGCGGATTTCTGCTTTCTCGTATATGTAATCGTGAAAATAGGCTGTATCCGTTCGAGCGGGAATAAGCAGTACAATAGCGTACCCCCCCGCGTGCTTCTTCGTATGCCTTCTTTACCCACTTTCCGATCTCGCGTCCGTAAGGCGGATTGCAGAAAACCGCGCCGCCGCGATCCCAGCTTTGCGAAAGCCCGTCCGTTTCCGGCGTATAGTAAAGCGGGCATTTTGCCGTTTTGTCTGTCGCCGCCGCGTCAAGCACGAAGCCGAATTCTTCGTTCAGATGGTCGAAGAAGTCTTGCGGCGTACACCAATCCATTTTCTTTGAAGATAGAAGCGCACTATTCACCGCCGCCAGCCTCCTTTTCATCGGAATATACACGGACAACCGCCGCAACCTGTTCAAAGTCCAGATAGACGGGCTTGTTTTCCGTGATCCCTTCAATGTTGTATCCGGTCGCCTGTCCGAATGCGTTTCGCGTAATCGTGAACTTGTCGCACTTGATAGCGAATTCCGAACCGCTCTTCAAGATAACGCGGATCGTCATTTTAGGCATTGTCCGCCACCTCGCTTTCGTCCTCGACGATCTCACCCGTAGCAGGATCGACGTTCAAGGAATATTGTTCCGGTTCTGCGGCGCGTGCCAGCTCTTTCTCCCGCTCCCGAAGGTCAAGGGAAAGAACGCATTGTTCCGTAAGCCTCTTCAAGTTATCGACAAACTGCTGGCTAATCACGTCATACGGCATAATTACCGCTTGAAGCAGGAAGCCCGCTTTCGCTACGATGTAGGGCGTTCCGCCGGGCGTGATCCGCTCGTATAGCTCCAGCACGTCTAAAATATCGGATACGGGCGAAAGATAGCGGCTTTCGATGAACACAAGCCCGCGCCGCGTCTGCAACGGCTTCAAGGTCTTTCCGGAATAGGCGATCGAAATTGCTTCCCGCTCGACGGGCTTTTCGTTTGCGTCCATATCCTCGAAGCTGATTTCCGAAGGAATGCCCGCTACTTGAACGAACCAATCTTCCCGCTGTTTTTCCGGAACGTCGAAGATCGTTAAAAGGCTTTCTTTATCCAGCGCCGGAAGCCCCGTTACCGGATAAGCCGCCGCGCCGTCGCCGATGTATTGAACAACGCCGCCGCCTTCGGTGTACCGCTCATAAATAACGGCGTATTTGTTCTTCTTGCAGATCGCCGCGATATTTTTAATCTTCATCTTCCGCCACCTCGCTTTCGTCTGCGTCGTCCCGCTCCGTAATCGGTGGAAGGTCAACGCGGGGAAAACGTACCGCAAGCGCGATTTGACAACCGCAACGCGGGCAATCCATAGCGCTAAACCGCATCGGCGGTTTTGTCAGCGCGTCCATAAATCCGCGCGGTTCCTCTGCAACGTAGATTTCTTCCTTTGTCGGTGTTACGCGGTATCCGCAAACGCCGCACGTCTTTTTCTTTGTAAACATATTGAATAGCCCCTTTCCGGTTAATATCTGCCGTAAACCCGAACGACGGTGAAGGGCTTGTCCGCCTTCGTCGTCGTTACGATTGCCGAAGTCATAAAGGACACGCGCAAGAAATCCCGCGCCGCCCGCTTTGCAAGCCTCCACGTAATCATTCGGGCGTTAGGTTCCTGCATTGCGTTGCTGTCCAGCGGATATTCGCAAATAAGAACCGTGTTCCCGAACGGTCGCCGCGCCGGACGTTCCTTCATAAACTCTTTGTTTCCCTCCTTGCACTTCACAATTTCAAGCGCCTTCGGGAACTGCCAGCCGCTGTCCTGCTTCTTTTCTTTTGCCATAATTGCCGCCCCTCTCTTCAAATCTGAACCAAATTCAAAGCCGAAATAAGCCGATCCGTAATCTGCTTCCGGTGTAACTGCTTCAAGATCGTTTCTTCGTTTGCGTCGTAGTTTGCGGCAAGCGTTACGAAATACTTTAATTCCGGATTTACTCTTTGCCGAAGCCCAAGACAGAAAAGAAGGCGATCCGTTACTTCCGCTTTAAGCGGATACACGGCAATTTCTCCCGTGCTTTTGTTGATCTCTCTGCAAAGGCATATCATTTCGCCCATAGCCGCGCCCCTCTCTAATCGTCGTAAGGATTTTGCAAGCTCCAATCCCACGTTTCAGCGTCTTTCCAGCCGATCGTGAAATGATTGTTCCGCCCGTCGCCCGTGAAGTACAGGTATTCAGCCGGAAGAACCCGCCCGACGTTTTCTTCGCCGTTTTTCTCTGCGTGATAGCGTTTCAGCACGTCAGCCGCCAGCGCGGCAAGTTCTGGAAGAACGGGATAATTCGCCGAATATCCGGCGAATTGATAGGGCGCTTCTAAAACCTCCAGCACCGTGTCGGGGAAGCGCGGATCGTCAACGCGGTTCAGCACGCACCAAACGCACGCGGCTTTTTCCATATCCGAAGCGATCCCGCGTGCTTCTCCGTAAAGCATCTTCGCAAGCGCTTCAACCTCTGCCGCGTCCGGTATGTATTCCGGCTCTTCCTCTTCCGGCGCAAGCGTCAGGATCGGGGAAGGGGATATGATCGACGAAGGTTCCGCCGACGAACGCGGCATTTCCTCCGCCGCGTTCGTTCCGTTCCACGGCATAAAGGCGGCAAACGGGATCGCGACGATCACCAGCGAAAGAACCGCCGCGAACTGCCTTTGTTTCCTCTTCACATTGCCACCCCGCTGTCCGCTTCAAGGGATAGCCACCATTCGGGATTATTCCGGAAGCGCTCATTCCTGCAAGCGTCGCAATTCTCCGCCCCGCACCCGCTACAATATCGCTTTTGAAACTCCATATCCCACGGCGCTTCGATAATCGGAAGGGAACGCAAGAACCGCCCCAGCCCTTGCGCGTCCGTCGCGATTGCTTCAAAATTTGTCTTGCTCATATTGAATAGCCCTCCTTCCTTTTATCTTTCAGCGGCGGCGCGTCTGTTGCCTCTGCGCCGTATGTTTTCCTGTGCGGTCGTCTGTGCAAGATCGGCGCTGTAAATCGGACGCTTGTTTTCGTCAAGCTCTCCCGTGTATCCGCGTTTAAGCTCTTCGTAAATAGCGGCAACGCTCCTTCCGATCTTTGCGGCAATATCCACCGCCCGCTCGCCGTCGCTGTAAAGTGCTTCGATTTCGCGGCGCTGATCGAACGTCAAATACGAATATCCGTCCATTTCGCAAGCCTCCTTTCGCCGTCCGGATAAAAAAATAAAGCAGGAAAACCCGTTTCGGTTTTCTCTGCTTTTAATGTTACTCCGCACAAAAAAATTTGAAAATTTCCTTTTTCTCCGCAAAACCGCAGAAACATAAGGAAACTGCCCGGCAAAAGCCGGGCCTTCCCATCAAAATTATTTGTGCTCCGTAAAGAAATCATTCACAATGTCGCTCACGTCATAGTGCACAAACGGGCCCAAACCGCTGTTGACATCGATTGTATATCGGCAATCGGTTTCCGTATAGGCGTCGATAAAGTAGTTTTCTACGATCTCAATGTAATTTTTCACACCGTCTCTTTCAGCGGCTTCATCATCTGTGCGCACATAGACGCTCTCGTCAGACAAAAGATATATGAAGACAAGCTCTCTTGTCTGACCCGGCTCCAACAGAATATTCCCGGTCTTGTTCGGGTCTTCCGCATTCATCGGAACTTCTGCAATGCCGTTGATCAGCTCTCGCTTGTCGGTCGTGCATTCAGACATATCCAAAGGGCAGCCGTCTGTGTCATACTGTCCCATGGCGTATACCCCGGAAAGGAATCCCGTCGCTTCATCTCCGGTGTTCTCAAAGCTGATTGTGACATACACAAACGCATAATGCGGCGAAGAAAGCGTGCCGTCTTCATTCAGCTCGCAGGTCTCCAGCCACGGGTAACCACCATTAATCCACCACGGAACAAAGCAGTCGTTATCCGCTGGCGTAAGGCCATATTCAAGTTTATTGGACATATGCACGTCTTTGATCGTGGCTTTCACATTTTTACCGCCGTAAATGCTCGATGCAGAAAAGTACGGGTCATTCTCTGCATCAAAACTGCCGTCGCCGTTTTCAATTGAAATACTCCCGTCTTCCGTGCGAATGATTTTCGGTATCTTGGAGAAATCCAGTTTTTCATCCACTGTAAAATGCGATTCAAATTCTTCTTTCGCAGAAGATACCTCCGCCGTTTCAGATACTTCGGAGATTTCGGGATTTCCAGAGATCTCCGGCACCTCCGCTTTGCTTTCTTCCGAAACTACTGCTTCATTCCCCGGTGCCTCCGTGACCTCCACGCCGCCGGAGACCGCCTCCGCCTGCACACGCGGCAAATTTGCAACGCCAAAGGCCACGCCGCTGATGCACGCAACTACCAACACAACACACCAGATTTTCGTCCTTAACGTCCGTTTCATAACCAATGCTCCTTTCGGTTTTGTGTAACCTTCCTACGCCCAGAGCATACCACACCCGCCCCCGCTGTTTCAATATAAACCGTACAGTTTTTGCAGTTCCTTTGCAATACTTTTGCAAGTTTTGCCGCACACAGAAAAAGAGCCCCGCAAAACGCGAGGCCCATAAACCTTTATATTTTATCTATCAATCTTATTCATCACTTCCGTGAGGCTCAACCCGTTTTTCTCGGCGAGCGCCGCCAGGTCATCGTGCTCAAACTTCGCGCGCTGCACGCCGTAACCGGAAGACACCTTGCGGCGCACCGGGCCGAGGGCGGTCTCCACCGTCTCCTCCGTGCGGGTCAGCACATAGCGGCGGCACAGCGTCTCACGGATACCGATGGTCGCCGTGTGTTTGAAAATCGCCTGCACAACAGCCTCCTTCTGCGCCTCGCGGCACAGCACCGTCAGCAGCGTGCCGGGGCGGTTTTTCTTCATCATAACGGCGGTCGTGAAGACCTCCACCGCGCCCGCCTCGCGAATCTTCTCCACCGCAAAGCCAATCGTCTCGGCGGTCATGTCGTCGATGTTGCAGTTCAGCTCGTAAACGGAGTCCGCGCCGTCGCCGGTTTCGCCCAGCACCGCGCGCACACAGTTTGCCACTTCAAAGTCCTTCTTGCCCATGCCGTAACCCACGCGCTGCACGCGCATAACCGGCATATCGCCGAACGCTGCCGCAAAGTGCTTCAGCAAAGCCGCTCCCGTCGGCGTGCAGAGCTCACCCTGAATGCGCCCGCCGTAGATCGGCACGTCGCGCAGAATATACGCCGTGGCCGGGGCCGGAACAGGCAGCACACCGTGTGCACAGCGCACCTTTCCCGCGCCTACATGCACCGGTGACGCAACAATCTTCTCCGGCGCAAGCTTGCGGATGAGCAAGCACGCCGCCGTAATGTCCGCCACCGCGTCCATTGTGCCGACTTCATGGAAGTGGATCTCCGAAACCGGCATGCCGTGCGCATGGCTCTCCGCCTCCGCAATGAGCTTATACACCGCAATCACGTCTGCACGCACCGCATTCTCCAACGGCAGATGCCCGATGATATGCTCGATATCCGCCATGCTGCTGTGGTGGTGATGCCCGTGGTCGTGTTCATGCTCATGCGTATGTTCGTGATCGTGGTCATGATGATGCTCATGTTCGTGTTCGTGGTCATGATGATGTTCATGTGCGTGTACATGGTCGTGAGCGTGATGTTCGTGGTCGTGCACGTCAGCGCTTTCTTCCTCCTCGCCGTTCACCGTAACGGAAAGATGCGTGCCGTTGATGCCGCATTTCGTGCTCACTTCCGCCTTAAATTCCACACCGGGGATACCGAGCGCGTTCAGCTCGCCGAGCACTGCCTGTTTGTCGTCAAACAGTTCTAAAAGCGCCGCCGAAAGCATGTCGCCCGCCGCACCCATGCCGCAGTCAAAATACAAAGTCTTCATGCAGATTCCTCCTAAAATCAAAAAGGCGC